GTGCTATCACTCGCCGGGTTAGGAGAATGTTCTCTTTTACCCGACGTGCTAGGATAGCGGGCCGCACTTGCCCCGAACCTCTTCTTTCACCAGTTGAAGGCCAATTGTCTCTAAGACAAGGACCTCCTGAGGAAGGTAAGAAGGATGCCGGTAAATGTGCAACTTTTGGATTCTCTGGCCCTGAAGAAGGAACACGCGGAGAAGCCGTCCATTCATTACGTCTCAGCATGGCAGTTGGTGCCATTGCGAAAGACAACGGGGAGCACGTCGCGGACAGTCTTTTAGACGCCCGCGTAAGGCCCTTAGAAAGTCACGGGAAGGAAGTCCCGGGGCTTTTAGATTCGAACTTCTGTACTGTCTGCCAGCGGCACCGAGAACTTATTGTCTCGGAGTCCAAGGAGCCTTTGGCAGGTCGGCCTCTTGAGGTCGCCGATCGGTTCCTGACAGAGTGCGGTTGTTCGAAGGGGGAGGATGAAGAAGATTGCTCCTATCCAACGTTAACGGATAGCCAGCGGCTTTCGAAGAAGTTCTTTGACACGGTTGTCGAACTTGAGAAGCTTGAGGAGGAACTGTCAGATGATGTTCCTCTAACCACGAAGTGGGCGCTCTCTAGATGGACAGACGTGGAAGAGGCTTCCTCTGAACCGCGAGGATGGACCAATTCTGTGAATGCCATGAAGCATTCCCGAGAGTTACGAGAGATCTATCTCATGTCACTCGGGTTTGCCTCCAGGATCAAAGATGCAGAAAAGCGGGCGAAGGTTGTTAAGGAGGTCGAAGGCCACCTTGACGAAATTGACGAGCTAGAAAAGAAAGCTCTGTCAGACCTTTACGGCGCGTTCTGTTTCCTGTCTGGCACCTCAGGATATCCGACCTCTGAGCTGTTTTCGAAATCTCAGTGTGATGAGGAGATGGAGAATTACTTCGGGACTCTGGAATTTGAGTCTACCGATGAGCCGAGCAGGAACTTCGCTCGCTCACTATTCACCAACTACCTCTGCCGAAAGGTGTGGGTCGCCTCGTCTTGGCGGAAACTTCAGAAGTCTGTTCCAGACTTTCTTGAACGTGTGTGCAATAATCCTATCAAGGAGCCGATTGATCGTCGGGCTAAGGATATTTGCACTCGCGTCCTCTCATTGATCATGGAGGGTGAAAGTTTCGAAGACTTTAAGAAGCGGACCTACGTCCCGGAGGCATCATGCTTGGAGAATTCGAAGTCGCTCGGGGGGAAGAGGTTCTTCTTGCGGATTGGAGGGAGACGCTTTAAGAAGCGCTACGTTATCCCCGTGTCAATTTACACGGGCGGAAAGATTAGGACGATCACTAAGGACTCCGCGGACCACGTCAAGCATAATTGGATAGTAAAATATCTCAACCATTGCTTTTCAAAGTTGACGTGTGCCATTTTCGGCGGAGATGTTAGTGATTGGGCGGAGAGGAATAGATCCATACTGCAAAAGCGTGCGCCCGGCTTTTACATATCTGGTGATCTGGAGAGCGCGACCGATAATTTCGACGGTCGTCTTACTGACTCTCTAATCGACCTATTTTGCGAGAAAACTGAGTACGACTACGCACAAGAGTTGAAGAACTTCACAACTCAGTGCACTTTCAAAGTCGGAACGGGAAGACAGTCAAGGTTCTTCAAGCAAACTAGGGGCCAGATGATGGGCAGCGTGATCTCTTTTCCTTTCCTCTGTGTCCTGTCTCTTACCGCCGTGTTACACGGTCTTGACGATGATGTCCTACAATGGGTCCTAAAAGATAAGGACAACCTCCTCAAGTTCAGAGGAGTAGGCATCAATGGAGACGACGTAGTCTTTCGGGAGGAATCGGCTATAGGCCTCACGGCAGAGAATTGGGAGCGAGGAGTCAAGGCTATTGGTGGGATTGTCTCTAGAGGCAAAACTATCAAGAACCGAGAATTCTTCACTGTTAATTCCGAGCTGTGGGATGGGAAGCAAGTGGAGAGGGTCAATGTGCTTAGACCCTCCCTTCTCACTGCCTTAACCGGTGACAACCGATACTTCATCAACCCTCAGAGGGAGTGGAAGGAGTATAGAGAGCGGATAGGGGAAAAAGATCCCCTGGTGAGACCTGAAGCTGAGAAGATCTGGAACCTAACGGATAAGTTGAAGTTAGGAATTCCTGTCTCTCTCGGCGGACTCGGTCTAGTACGTCTCCCTGAGGGAGAGGAAAGGAGAGTGAAATTGGAAGAGGCTTGGCTGCAAACTGAGAACTCGAAGAGGAATCGTTTGCCCAATATCGGCTTTGCTTCTTATGAGCTCGGGCTTCGGAAGTTAGGGGAGGACCCAATGTTACAGGGTCGACGGATCGGCTGTTTCTTGAAGAGAGACAGTCTTAGTGCTTTTCGACGGATCTACGAAAAGCTGGAAGGCGGTTGGCAGATGTCAGTTCAGGAAATGAAACTGATATGCCGTGCCTTCATAAATCCGGGTGCTCATGACCTCTTCCCCCTGATTGTCGATGCCGTCCGGTCAACTCCGGGGCTCATTTCCAAAATCACTTCATGGAAGTACGAAAAAATTTCGCGCGTCCCCTGCTCCATAGATGATCTGTATCACGATCTCATGGATGGTTGGGTTCCCGCTCGACTTCCTGAAGCTCTCCTAACCTCACTTTCTC